CTATTCCCAGAGGCCTATAGCGAACCAGTTTGTTTCACCAACAGCTGGCGCTTCGCTTGTTGTTCCGATTGTAAAAGATGTTGCGGTTTCCCACCCAACCATAACATTATATCCAAGATAATTAGCATTGCCTGTTGTTAAAACAGCAGGGGTTGATTTGAAGGCTACTGGGAAAGTGACCTTCTTGTTTGTTGTCGTAATCGCCCCGTTAACTTTAACACGGCCCCAACACATCTGAATCCCGCTTGCATACCTTATAAACCCATCTCCACTCTCCACTACAGCCTCTGCCGTGTACCCTCCGACCTGTAAGGTACCGGAGAAGTCCTTGGTTCCCGCTATAGTCTCGTCACCTGTAGTGTGCACAGTCTTTCCATTCAGAAGGTCGATATATCGCAGAAGAAGGCTAATCGCAGAGGTGATGCTAGCCATTAGCACGCACCTCCTGCACAGACATTAAGCCGTGCGCTCCCAAGCGTAGAAGGCCTTGTACGGCGGCATGATACTGAACGGCTGCCCCCCCCCTGTATTTTTTTGTCCACCAGCCGCCGCCAGTTGCCTGTGTGGCCGCAGTTACCCATCCATCATTAGAAACGTTGCCCCATCCGGCAAAGAGGCCAGGCGCGGCATCCGGGGACGCGTGATTATGCTCCGGCATCTCATCAATAGTCAGCGTATGCGTCTCCGCACCGCCCGTCTCACCGGCGGCGTGTTCGGGGCCGGCGCACCAAAGGAAAGTATCCTGTATCGGCTTCCACGTACCACCAAAGAGTTCCGCAGGGGACGTGGACTTACTGGAAGTGTATATGCTGCCTACGGGCCAGCTTAAGAGCTTGATTGATTTGACAAGTAGTGTTGTATATTCTTTTAATGTTCTCATGATATTCTCTTCCAAACGTTACAGAACCGTGCCGGAGGCTGGACTGTGTCTGACTTGCCGTAGATTGCATTTGAACGGGAAGCGTCAAATCCTACACCTGACGGGTACCCTGTGCCGCCATACTCCCCAGATGTCTTTTCCCCAAGTTCCATTTCATAAAATGCACCCTTGAAACCATAGCTATTGTTTACCTTCCTTGAGAAAACGCCCGTTATGTTAGGCAGCCCTGCCTCCGCCGTTGTTCCCGCCAGATGCGTATCGTCAGACGCCTGAATAACCAATGATTTCAGGCGGTTCCCCCCCCTATAAAATCTGCGGGGTTCTCGTTCCCCTCTGTGAGATAGTAGCTCCCGATGGGATGTGCGCGGAGAATGGCCGTCTTTACGGCCAGATCGATTGTTTCTTTGAGCGTGTGAGCCATCACAAAGTCCCTCCATTAGCCTTGTACTCTGTTTCCAGAGCTTCATAGGCGGCGTCTATATCAGCCGCCAAATCTGCCATCACCGCCCGTAAGGCGTCATTCATGTTTTTGGCTGGGCAGTGCTCGGCAATGTTAATCCCGTCAATGGCCGTATTTTCGTCGGCTGTTGCCGACCAGTCGGATACACTCATCTTTCTGCCTCCGGTAACTGTGTCCGGCTCTTCTCATTCTCATACGCTTTCCGGCAATGTTCATCCTGCCAGAAGAGTATCGTATCAATTACCCTGCGCGGCCATTCCCGCGCACCATCTATCTGCCAGCGCCACGCGTGGGCGGAAAGCGTTTCATCGGCCCAGGCTTTCTCGCGAAACAGGCAGGACACAAAGACATTCCCCAGCTGGTCAAGCGCAATTGCCAGCTGGTGAAGGTTATGCCGTAACATCAGAGTAGTCGATGACAATGGCATCTACCTCCTCTTTAGTGGTGCAAGCCTCGATTTGTCTGCGCAGCGCCCACTTTCTGGCGTACAGGTTGTTGCCGTAGCTGATGAGCTCCAGCTGGATTGCCTTCAGTTGGTCAAGAGTGAGTTCCACCAGCTGATTGTCGAAAGTCATGAAGCTGACTGTATCCCTGCCGGTGGCGGTCATAGCCGTAATCAGGCCGTCAACGTTCTGTTTCGCGGTTGTGTTTGCGTTGACCGTGTAGCCCACGGAAGACTGGATACTGACAGAGGAAGAAACCTTAGCCTCTTCCATGGCGCGGTTGAGCTCTGCCAGCTTGCGGGACTTCACGTTTTCAATTTTGTTGTATTCGGCTTCCTGCGCGGCTTTTTCCGCCTCCCTTCTCGCCTTTTCCGTTTCCCAGAACTGCACATAGGGGGCAACGGCGCGGTCATAGTCGTCCGCCGTGAGAGGCTCGCCCGTGAAGCCATCAAGCTCAAGTGTCCCGCTACCGTCATGCCACTGGATAGCGTGTACTTTTTCATGCCCCGCTACGGGCGGGAAGCTGAATTGCATAGGGATACCGTTGACAGAGATAACTCCGTCCCCTGGGATTACCGTGACATGTTCTTCCATTACTTACTCCTTTATCGCCTTCATTGTGCCGTTATGGTTAGCCTGCACAAGGCGGGGCTTCCCGCTGGCAAGCGTGTAGAACTGTTCCCGCAGGGCGCGCCCTTCTTCGATATTCTCACAACGTGCGGCACTCACTTCCGCTCCCACCTTGGAGACTTCTCCCGCAAGCATGCCGGTGACGTTCGCCTGCTCCAGAAGTAGCATCGGCGTAAGCGTGAACGCGCACCCCTCAAAAGAGGCGTTCACGCTATCCCTGCTCCCGCTGTAGCTCATCCAGAGTTCGCACCCACCATTTTTGTTGTGTTCGGGGCATTCCCCGAAGTTCCTGAAAGGGCAGCCTGCCATTACACTCTCTCCGCTAAAATTGTATCCAGATAGTTCACGTTGAAGTCTATGCTATGGGCATGGGCGTTGTTCCATGTGCCGTGGCCATGGGAGCCGTTGCCGCCAGTCCAGCCTACGGCATCGCCGTGGTAATCGCGGGAACCGTTTTGACCGCCATATCTGGCCACAGCCATGGCGTCCCAGCCGCCGCCGCCAGCATCGACAAACAGATCCCAAAGTCCGTGAGTGTGTGAGGGAATCTGCGCGAGAGAAAGCGTTGTTTCGTAAACGCCCATGGATATACTATTGCTTGTTGTTCCCCTTCCAGCCACGAAACAGTCCGTGAATGTTCTTCCGTTCGTCCGGCTTCCGGGCTTGCCGGAAGTAAGCCGCAGCGCGCAGTTGTCGTAATCGGTAATCTTCTTCCACCCAGACGGTGCGGCCTCCTGCTGGAAGAACATGCGGCACCCGGAAGGAAAGTATTTATCAAAGTTCGTTTGTGCCTTGCTGATGGCGTCATCGATGGCCGCCGTCACGTCTTCGCGGTACTGCGCGAGATCCGCCATGAGCTGCCTAATCGCGTTGTTGACATTGGAGGGCAGGCATCCTTCAGCTACGTTAATGCCGCTTATGCTGGTGTTGTTGTCTGCTGTTGCGCTGTAGTCTGCTATGGGCATTCTACTTCTCCTTTTTCTTCTTTTTGCCCTGCCACATGTATCCGAGAAGACCGCCCCTTGCCATGTTCTCCTTGGTTCTCCGGAGGTACTCATCCGCGTTCGGGTATTCTAATCTGTGGGGGGGCGGCGTTGCGCATAAGGTTCACGCCGTACATGGGAGACAGAAGCCCCCGTTCCACTTCGTTGAAAACGGCCGTATTGCGGTTGTCAAGAAGACGGCCAATAGTCGGCCCGATAAGCGGAAACTTAGAGAATGTCGGGGTAATGGTGTTGCCCAACCGGCCCTGCCCGTACAGGTTGCGGGCTGTAGGTGATCCGGAAGTTGCGCCGAGCTGGTCATTGCGGGCAACGCGTCCCATATCAGCCTGAAGGGCCCGCAGGTTGTCGTACTCTCCCGGGGTAAACGCCGAAGTTCCATTTTCATAAGGGGTGCGGTCAGGGCTCCCGAGGTCAACGCCTCTCTGGAGCGCGTAGTTGTCGCCGCTCTTGCGTAAAGTCTGCCTGAACGCGGCCTCACGGTCATTCAGCCCGCGCCCGGCGGTCTCTATCGCCTGTAAATCTCTGTTCACTTCCGGCATATACCGAAGAGCGTTTTCGTAGTTTGAGCGGAAACGGGTAAGGTTATACGGGTTAAGGTTCCCGTTTTTGTCGATTGCGGCGTTGCGGGCAACGTTCTGTGCGTAGCCGGTAATGGCGTTCCTGGCTTCGGGGTCATTGGAGAACGCCCGGTCAAAAGCACCCATAGCTTCACCACCGGCAGGTCCTTTCCGGAAATAGTTTCCGGGGATAGCGGAACTGTCGATTGCGCCGCCGTACAGCTTACTGCCTTTGCGGGACAGTGGCAGATTAGCCCCCTGCTCGAAATTTTCTCCGAGCGCGCGTCTGCTCATACGCGCCATCCTGAGATTTTGCGCCCCCTCAGGGGTAAGGCCGGACGCGGTATTGATATAATCATCGATGTTACGCTTCATCAGGTCGGCAATGCGGCCCGTCTTCCGGTCGCCGGATACGGCCGACTGGTAGCCAATGTCACCCAATTCAGAGCGCATCGCCTGAAGGTCGCGCCACGTGGCAGGTGTGCCGGTTTGGGCGTAGGCGCCCACTGTTTTGTAGAAGTTTTTTGCCTGAGCAGGCATGAGGTCCCGTTCGATGGGTGACGTACCCAGCGAGGCGTCAAATCTGTCAAGAAGGGGACCGAGAGAGAAACGTGCCGTCCCCTCAGGGTCAACAGACTGATAGTTGCGGTTCACGCCTTCACGTGCGGCCTGATAATTTTGATCGTAGTGTTCCCGCAGTATCGGGCCGGCCTCACTGGCGCCCATACCCGCGGGCATTCTGTCTGCTAGCGCCTGCCGGTCAGCGTTAAGGCGGGCACTGGCCGCATCGCCCACTTCATTTGCGAGGGCCTGTTGGGCCTCACGCTGTTGTACCCTGCGGTCAGCGAATTTTCCGGAGTTCACGCCGCGGCTTGCGGCTATCTTCTCAAGGGAGGAAATCCCGCCATTGTTGGCGACCTGCCCCAGTGTAGGGTCGCTTCCCGGGATAAGAGGCGCAAGGGCGGCGTTATCCATGCCGGCAATCTGGCTGGCATACGGTCCCGCGGCGTCATTGAGCACACGGCCGGCAACCTGTCTGCGTCCGCTCTCCGTGAAGGTGCGGGCAATATCGCGCATATCCCCGAGAGGCTTCGCCAGTGTAACCGCGCCGAGACGCCCAGCCGGAGCGGCGAACACGGGGAGCAGTCCGCCAGCGACACCTGCCGCGGCGCCCATACCGGGAGAAGTACCGTTTTCATTTGCGAGCTCAGAAGCGCCGCCCGCACCGGCTCCGCTTGCCATCTGCATACGCGGGGCGTCCGTCAGGAAGCGGGAAAGCACGGGCGCGGCCTGGGACAGGGCTTTGCCCGCCTTAAAGGCGCTGTTGAGCATGCCGGCGGGCGTGCCCATTTCTATTGCGCCAGAGCCCGCCGCATGGGCCATTTTCTCTTCGTTACTTTCTGGGTTGGGCAGCCCGATAGCGTTCGCAATATCCACGCCCGGGTTACGGAACCGGTTGTAATTGCCCGTAAGGAGGCCGCTCCCAAGGTTGGCAATGTAGTTAGGCAGGCCCGTGACGCCGCCAAGCAGGCCTTCAATGCCCGTGCGGGCGGCCAGCCCGGCAGACCGTTTCAGCCCTGTTGCGGGCTGTTGGGCGGCTGAACCGGGAGCCCCCACGTGCTGCTTTACGACTTTCGTTATAATGTCGTTCGGCGTGCCGTCGGGGAACTGGATTGTGTCTCCGTTGGGAAGGTCAACAGTTGTCATTTAGTTCTCCACGAGATTGCCTGTTGCGGGGTCGTAGCGGTAATGACGTCCGCCGGAAGGAGAGGTGGCGGGAGCAGAGGCGTTAGTTCTGGTTACGCGCTCCGGAGCGGGGGGAACAACGGAAGGGAGTGTCTTTTTGTATTCGTCCCACGCCCGAGCAGCGCCGAACCGATCTCCGCCATGTTTTTCCATGTAATCAAGCTTATACATTGCTTCTTCTTTTTTGCGCGTGGCCATGTTCAACATGTATTGCGTCACCCATTCATTGCCTTCACGGGAACCTTCGATCCGTGCGAACGTTCTCCTGGCGTTTTCTGCATCTTTATCGGTCTGGGCGCCTTTCTGATCAGCCAGGACGTTGAGCATGTTTTTATACACTAAGTACTGGAAGGCGTCATAATTCTGCACGTCGTTAGCGCCGGGCAGGTTGCCGGTAAACCCTATTCTGTGCAGGACTTGATTAGCCATGTCGATCTTGTCCTGAAGGGGGCCGGACTGTAAGCCAGAATCAAGCAGGGACTTCAGCGTCTTAGTGTTGGTTATAACTGCATCCTGTACGGTAATTTCATCATTCAGCTTATCATAGTAATCAGCGGCTTTCTCCGCCAGCTTTTGGTTGAACAGGTAGCCCGGGCTTGCCTTTGTCCGCTCGAAATCGAATTTTTCCCTGTCGAGATTATTCTTTTCCTGCTGCTGCTGAATCCCGGCAACGCGTCCGGCAGCCGCGCCTATGTTCCCGGGTAAAGACGCGGCCGCCATGAGATTAGGCGAGACGCCGCCAGAACCGCCGCTATACGGCGTTCCGTTCTGCGCCTGCTGGTTCCCGCGATAGTCTACAGATCTGTAGCCGGCCGGAACGGGTTTCAGCCCAACGGCCATGTCGAATTCATCTGCCGGAACATATTTGTACGAACCTTCGTTCACGGTAAGCGACATCATCAGGCGTTTCATCGTTTGCGGGTCATTGAGATTAAGCGTTTGGTTGGGGTCAACGCCCATCATGGCCGCCGTATTCTTGATAAGCGCGCTTGTGTCGTTCTCGTTGGACGGGCTCCACCGGGAGATGATAGCGGCCACAGTCGGATTTTGTGCATAAGCGGGGGAAAGGAGATTGGCGCGCATGGCCTTGAGCCCATCAAGAATGCTGGGATACACTCTTATCTGGCCGCCGAAGTTGCCCACGTTCCCGGGGTTGTTCGTCATGGCCGCTTTGTCGAGCGGCGCGCCGTCAGGACCGGCGGGGCGCTGGCTTTTAGGCGGAAGCGTTCCCGCAGGCATAGCCGGAGCATCGGGGATACGGGGCATCTTCAGGGGGTCCATATCAGCCCCCTGCCTGTTGCTACCAAGACCGGGAAGGCCCATCAGGCCATTCCACAGATCCCGGTCAGCGGCTTCACGCTGCGCCTTCTGCTGGGCAATCTGGAGCTGCCCGAGAGATATTGCGTTGGCAAGCCCTCTGTCTTCTCTGGACGCTTCCCATTGCGCGCGGGCTAAAGCGTCCTGCGTGGCCATACGGTCACGCTGGAGACCGTACATACCGGCGTTGCCGAGCGCGCCTAAGGCATCCAGCCCGCCACGTCCGAGGAGCTGTCCGAAATTCCGGCGCCCGTTATTGTTGGCGAGCATGGAAAGAGCTGTTACGCCGGCAAGGAAGCCGGGATTACCAGAAACCACGTCAGCCATGGACATATTTTTAGGGGCGGGCTGCCCGCCCCACATTCCGAGAAGCCCGCCTGTAGCTTGCCCGTTGTTGTCATACGGGTACATTACTTTCCGCCTCCCTTACCGCCGCCGCTATCGGTTTCGGTTGTGCTTTCGCCCTGTCCGCCATAAGACCCGCCGACAAGATTAAGGTAGTTCTGCAGGGCGAGCATGTCTTTCTGCTGATTGTAGTTCCAGCGGTCCACGTCAGCGTCTACTCTGCTCTGGTTGTAGTCGTCGAGGGAAGAACCGGCCTGAGCGAGCTGGCTGGCGTCTGTGTATTCCTGGTTGCTGAGAGACTGTGCGGGAGTAGCGGCCGCAATCTGGCTGTTTACACCCTGATTGTACGCGTTCGCGGCATTGCCCGCCGCGCTCACGGCCTGATTGTAGGCGTTACTGTACATCCCGTTAGCCAGGTTCTGATCAGCGTCCGCAATAGCGTTCGCCTGCGCACCGCTTCCATAGCGGCCCGCCTGAGAGAAATTGCCGTTGATTGTGGCGTTCGCCTTGTCAGCCGCATGGCTGTACAGGCTGTCGATGTACGGGTTTGTTGATTGCGCGTACTGATCGAGCGCGTTCAACCCCGTGTTATTCGCCATAGCCGAGCCGTTCAGTATGTTAGCCATACTGGACGCCGCGTTATCTATATTCGCGTCACCGCCCGTTGCGCGGGCGTTAATCATGTTGCGGGCCGTAGTCGTGTACCCCGATTCATCCGCTACGGTAGAATTGGGGTAGTAATCCCCAGCGAGGCCGCCGCTTTCATAAAGCCGCGCCGCTTCAGGAAAAACACCTTTGACTTCTACGCCCTGAGAATTTTTACCCCCGATGAGATAGGGGATTTGGGCCCCCCAAGGGGCCGCACTGCTGGTGGTGGTGGATTCTCCACCGCCGCCGCCTTTTCCGCCGCCTCCGCCGCCACCCATGGCAAGCCTCCTTATAAATCCAGCCCCGAGACCGGAACCGTTAATCTCGTATGTTCTGTCACTATACCGTCAATATTTTGACGCCTGCTGTATATGTAGCACGAACCGGGTAATCGCGCCACATCCCTGCCTCCTGCCCAATGGGCGACTTTGAGCGCCGGTTCATTTGTCGCGGCGACCGTCCCAAGAACACGGTCAATTGCGTATTCTCCGTTTTTACGGGCGTAAAGCCATTGCGCGAGCATCCCCACGGTGACAGCCAGCTGTAAGGGCATCCCCTCATACCGTCGCACACCGCAGGGGAGCGCGCAGAAATGGCCCCATGCCGTACGCCCGCTGACATTATTCAGGGCGTACATTGCCAGAAGCTCACCATTCAGCAGGATGAACCACGGTAAGTTGCTTCCATTCCTGCACCACCGGATATAGTCCGGCAGAGAGACTTCCGGCCGGTCATAAAAGAACTTTTCAAGCCGCCCGGAGGCTCTAGCTTTCTCCCAGAAGAAAGCCAGCCCCCGGTTGCTCACGTCATCGATGAACTGATATTCAAATCCCATCAGAACCACTTCTTCAGATTATAAGCTGTGCGCTCAAGCCATCCGGCTTCAGGGCCGGGCATAGTGTTACCGCTACGGTCATAGTACGTGGGATTTGTGCCGGGCGGCACTGCCTCCCCCGTATAGGGCATATACAGCGTTCTGTTCAGGTGCAGGCCGTATTCAGGACGGAGGCCGGACCGCTCCATGGCCGCCTTATCTTCCGGGGTCATCTGCGAGGCGCCTTCCGCGGCCTGCTGTGCCGTGCCCTGCCGCTGATACTGTGGGTCGGGAACGCTCACGCTCATATATGCCGGTGCCCCCTGCCCCATGAAATAGAGAAGCCCCCCGAGGCCGGCAAGGTCAACAGGCGGGTCATTTGGGACGGATACAGCCGGAGCCTGTACGCGGGGGATAGCGCCGCCAGCTCCTGCGGCCGCGGTAGTTTTGCCGGCTGGCGACTTGTAAAGTCCGCCATACTGCGGAGTGTTGTTTCTGGAAAAACCGGATCCTGCCATTAGAACAGACCTCCAAGAAGACCGTTAAGCGCGCCCATGCCGGCACCGACTGCCGCGCCCGTAGGACCGAAAAGGGACCCCACTGCACCGCCCATACCGGCGTTGCCGAGTACCTGAGACTGCCCCGACGTGAGTTTTCCGTTCCCGTTCATCATGCCGAGAAGGCCGCCAAGGCTATTGACGCCGTTCATAACGCCACCGAGGGTACTACCCTGCTGCCCCGTCATGCCTGGTGCCTGCATTTGCTGGAATCCGGCGCCGCCGCCCTGCTGAGTAACTGGAGGCGTAACCGTTCCCGCGGGGCTGGAATACTGTCCCGTTGTGGCCGCGCCTATCTGCCCCTGCTGAAGCCCGTTCTGTCTGAGAAAGGGGTTGTTGTACTGCGTCATCATTTTCTGTTCTCCTCTAGCTTCCAAAAATCAGCCATGCCCACGAGCCCGTGCCCGAGCCCGCAAGCGTGAAAGTCATTTCTCCGCGGGTCATGGAAGAAAGGTGCCATGTCATGCCCGCCGCGTCCGCGTTGAGCGGAACGAGCATTGCCACACGGCCGGCACGGCATCGTGGATCCCTGACAGTCTTATCACCCGCTCCAGCTGTAAAAGTGCCCGTGTTGAGCGTTTCGCCAGCGATAGCGCCGTTCACCGCGAGCGCTAAAGCCGTCATCTGTTCGGGCGTCGCCTTAGGAAAAATCGCAACCTGCCGCGCCATTACATGCCCCCTTCAGGCTCAATCAGGGCCTCTACACCGTGAGCGTCACGCCATGCCGTGCCGCCGCCAGGAATCACGACACGGGCCGACAGATAGTTAGTGCTGATATGCTGATAGCAGACGCCATCCCTGCTTTGTGAGCGGAGAGGGCCGTATTTCGGCTGCTCCTGCTGCCTTGCCCTGTATATGGGGAGCGCTTTTGCGTCGCCTCTGTCCACGAGCGGCCGCAGGCCGTGCACCATCATACGGTCTCCGCCTATTTCCTGCGTTTCTATGACAGCCTCTAGCGGCTTCCCGTTCAGCACGCCCATGTACCCTTCGGAATCGAAACACCCCATCAGGGAACGGCCAGTCATGAATGCCGGCACGTCCAGCGAACCGAAGGGGAGCGTATCCAGTGTGCCGTATTTGTCGAGGTCGTCCAGCGTTTCGCCGCGGGCGTAGTCACCGAACAGAGTTTGGACTGAAAGAACGCCATAAGACCATTTATCGAGGTCGTAGGAATAGATAAGTACTCTGTCCAGTACACCGGCTTCCGCCACTTTGGAGGGGAATGCCCAGATGCAGATACGGTTTACAGGGTCATGCCAGCCGACGATTTCTGAAATCCGCGTGTGCTCAACCTGAGAGAAGAACCAGGTATCAATACGTTCAATGCCGAGAGCCTTAGTAGAAGTGCCGTCCGTGATGTACCAGCCGTCATCGGAAAGATAGATGCACCCTACGCCAAAATTGACAGGGCTTTTGGGCGCAAGGAGGCCGCGCACGGCGTCAATCTGCTTAAAGTTGAAAATGTAGGGCGGCCCTACGTAGGCCATACGCTGAACGGCCCGCTCAAGGAACACAATGCCGTCAGTCTGCCCCACGGCGCCCATGACGGCCATAACGCGGCCGCCTTCAGGAAAATGCTGATAGTCTGACTGTTGGGCGGCGGCGTCATCCGTTCCTGGCGTCGGCCACGTGTCGGGGTCATCCATAGCCGACCACTGGATGCGCTGCCTGTTGCCCGTCAGGTCGCCAAGAACAAGAAATTCCTTCACAATCGCCATGCATTGGGCTGTAGGCGCGGCCGACACGACAGAGAAATCACCGAAACCGCCCGCGACAGTGGACTTATACAGGCTCGTCCCGTAGAGCATGTACATAGACGGGCCCCAATTTGCGAAAACGCGGTTGGTGCTGACTGTTTCTGTAGTGAGTTTTGCTACCCATTCGCCCCCCTGCAGGGCATAAACAGGGCCAGCGGATGAGGCGGCAAGCGTAAGCAGGTCGCCGTTGACGTCGCGGAGCGTACAGGCCGCGAGGCACCGCCCGCCCGGCAGTTGGGGAAAAGAGAGGCGGGACACGCCCGGCAGATACCTGTACCCGCGTTTGCCAGGGATGACGTTGCGGGCTTCCGGCGCCTGCTGACCATTGAGCAGTACATCGTCCGGTTCCCACGCCCCGAATTGCAGAAGAACCTTTTTAGCCTGATTACTCACTCAATACCCCCCCCGTCTGTTGCGAAAATGTACCGGTACGCACCCATACGCCATTAGGGCTTTCCTCTTCTGTCCATACGCCCGCAGCGCGGTTTTCCGGAGACCATGCCCAGCCGCGGAACGTGAACGTCAGGGCCTGACCAGAGCCCCATTCATCAGGGCAGGCAAAGAAACGAACTCTGATATAGCTGAAGGTTTCGCCGCTCACGGCGCCGGCTGTTGCCGCATACACGGCACCGCGCCTGTAGGTGAGACCGCCGCCTGACAGAATATCGCAGGGGGCAATGGCGTTACCGGGCACCCACGCCCTGCGGGTGAAGAACGTGCCGCCAGTCTGTGCATGCCCTTCAGGGGCATACCGTCTTGCGCGAACAAACCTTTCGCTTTCTCCAGACACGGCATTGAATACGGCGTCATCTCCGGCGATATAGGGATCATCCAGAGAGACGGCCCCCATGCCGTCTATGTCGGCACCGAAATGGCGGTCAAAATCTTCAAGTGTGAAGTCGCGCATTAGTCAAGAGTAAGTTTCAGGTCGCCGGCGTGCACAATAATGGTATCATTGGCAGACAGCTCTTTAGCCGTGGACAGGGCACCGTACCATACGAGATTGCCGCCCGTAGCGGCGTCATACACACCCCACGCAACCACTGTTCCCCATCCGGCCGTAGCCGTGGGGAACTCGATAGCGGCGGAGTTGGTCATGCTGGAAGGGTCGCCGCTTGCCGGCGGCGCAAACGTAATCGCCTGCCTGGCATACGCTCCACCGGACACTTCCGTTCCGGCCGAGCTATCAGTGGGCGTGGCAGTCAGTACGCCGAGATAGTACGTTTTGGCGCTCTTGACCAACCCGAGTACATACGTTTCACCGTAATCTGTCAGGCTCATTATATTCTCCTCATAGGCCGCATGCTAATATCCTTAGGGTAGCGCGCCTGCGTTTCCTGCTGGCTGATGTCCGCCACGGCCTGCCGGTAATACTGGGCCCACATGTCGACGGGCACGCTTCCACGGGTAAAAACAGCGGATTCGATGAGAGAGCCGTAGAGGTACAGGTCAGGATGCCGCAGCAGGATCTCGTTGTCGGACTGTTCGTCCCCGAGCGGCGGGATTTCGGCGTAGTAGGTCAGCTGGAGCTTGCCCGCCTGATCAGGCGTAGGCAGAACAAATAAGTCATTAGCTTCAACGGTGAAGCAATACGGCCGGCCCGTCTTCTCCAGCAGAAGAGCGTACTCATCAGGGGAAGCGTACCACAGATTGACGCTTCCGTTTCCGTCGGAAGGCGTCCAGACGATATCCCGCATTTCAAGGAAGACGTCCCACTGCCCAGCAACGCGTTTCATTGGAAGCGGCATCTGCCCCTGCCCCTTAGGCAGAGAAGCGTGCGCCCTGTGTTCCATCGCCCTAAGGCGCAGTGTCCGGTTTCCGCGCTGTTCCCACAGCCTGATGAACGTTGGGATACGCTCCGTGAGGTCTTCCCGCCCCAGGTAGTCAGCTATCGCGGACTGGAGGCCCGCATAAGTAGCCAAATCGGCCATTGCACAACTCCAATCCACAACTAGACAACTTCATGAGTTGTCCGAAACGCTGCGTTCGCCGGATCATTGAGGAACTTCCTCATGTCGTCAGGGTCGTTGAGAATGTCGAGCCCCTGCGCCCTGGCAATGTCCACGGCGGCTACAGGGATGCTCGCGACCTTTCGGAACGTCGGCGCAAAACGGAAGCCCCGGAAGCGGTCACGGTCACGGGCCGCCTTATTTAGGCGCAGAATGTCCGTAACGTCCTGTTCGCGGAAGAGGCGGAAGTCATCCGTCACATAATCCGTCACGCCGTCATCGCGGCGCTCAAGAATCTGCCCGGCTTTCCCCTGCTGAAGATTGACGCTCATGTATCCTCCAGAAGGGGCCCGCCCGAAGGCAGGCCCCGTAAAAGCTAGGCGGCCTTCAGGTCAGCAAGGACGCCGGAAGAGGCCTCGTTGCGGGCCTCAAGGGTGGCTTCAGCCACGATGAAACCCTTTTCGGAATCACCGGTCACAGCAAGACGCTGTTCCTGGAACGGGCGCAGGTACGCCACCTTCCAGTACTCAGGGTCGAGAACGAAAGCGCAGGCCTTGGAATACGCCACGTATGCCTGAACCCTGTTCGGTACGAGCTTCAGAGAGCCAAAATCGGAAACGTAGACGTCGATGACGGCCGTAGCCTTCTTCATTTCCGCCTTTTCCATCTTGGTGCTTCCGCCGGTCAGCACCTCAGACATTTTCACGCGAATGTCCGGCGCCATCATAATTGTATCCGGATTGCCGCCGGCGTTGTAAATGCTGGTGAGCAGGGCTTTCAGCAGGGCCTCAGTCGGGACACGGGCCGTACCGGCCGTGCAGGCGGAAGAAGAAGTAGCGGCCGTTCCGGAAGTACCGCCGGCAAAGTTGGTGGTAAGCCAGCAGGGAAGGCCCGTCATCAGCCTGCCACTTGTGCTTTCACCGGCGGAAAGCTGGTTGCTCAGAAGGGCAAACTCCAGATCCTTCTTAATCTCTTTCATCCTGAGGGCCATCTGATGAGTGTACTGCCTGGTTACGCCGTTCTGCACAACGGCCTGCGCCGTGCCGGATACGCTCACGGCCTTCATCAGAATCTGGGTCTTGTTGCTCAGTTCCGTTGTGTTGGAACCGGCAAAAGTAGTTACATCAATGCCTTCTTTCTGTGCGTTGGCGCCGGGGGCCGTCAGGGCGTCCGTCTGCCATTCATGCAGGGTCTGGGGCGCGGTAGTGCGGCCGCACATAGTCAGGAAAGGCGTGTCCGTAGGGGACACATTAAAAATCAGTTTGGAAAGATCGCGGGGCTTGCCGTTGATATTGGCATCCTTAACCTGTCCGCTTACTACAGCCATAAGTTAATCCTCCTAGTCCATGGCCGCGAGAGCGGCCGCAAGTGCATCTGTACTGTTCGGGTTCTTGTAAAATCTGGCGAATGCCTGCTTCTGGACGGAAGCGGTGCCGTCCTTCACGCCGGAAGGGGCCTGCACCTTTGGTGCTTCCGCGACTTTCTGCGCGGCGGCGGCGCGGGCTTTTTCCATTTTGTCGTAGAGCATGGCCTTTGTGACGAGCTCAAGCTCATACCCCTTGGACAGGCTGTTGATAGCTTTGTCTGGGACGCCCGCGTCCTTCATGTATTTGTAGACTTCCGCCGTATACGTCTTGCCGTCGTAGCCGTCCCCGATAAGGGCACGGATTTTTGGCTCAACTGTCTGATACTCAGCGGAGAGGGCCTGCTGATATTCCTGCGCGCGTTTGGCAGATATGGCCTGCGCCGTCTGCCTGATACGGGCGCCGAGCGCCTGTACAGCATCCGTTCTCTTCTGTGCTTCCCGCGCCATTCTGATGTACTCAGACGGGTTCTGTTCGCTCAGGGTCTGCCAGTCGATGCCGGAGTACTCAGCATTGACGATTGCCTCTATGAGCTGATTTGCCTGCCCGAGAAGGGTAGCCGCGGCGTTGATCTGATTATCACGGTCCGCGCGCTCATTAAGGACGGTCTGCCGCTCCTGCGCTATGGCCTGTGCATGGGCTTCCGCCATGGCATGCACGGCAGAACGGGCGTCAGGGGTAAGTTTTCCCCAGGTATCAGCGTTGAACCCTTCCGGAATGGGGACTTCGGCCGGCTCAGTCGGGGCGGCCGGCTGCCCCTGCCCTTCGCTTCCTCCGTCCTGCCCGGCGTCATCGGGCTGTTCGCCCGGCTTGGGTTCGTTCTCTTCACCGGCATTATCGCTGGCGGCATTATCGTCCACGTCCAGCGCGGAGACTATGTCGTCTACACTCTCAAGCGGGGACGGTTCAGTGGGGGCAGGAGAAGGGATGTTCTCGATGACCGTATCTACGGTCTGGTCGTCATTCGCCATAACTTAACCTCTACATAATTTTTTGATTTTATTCAACATTTGCAGGAACACGTTGTCTTTGGTGGAAAAAGCCACATCCTCAAGCGTTTGAAGAAGGCAGGCCTGCACCCTGTGGAGCGCCTGTAGGTCACGCCACAGGGCTTCACGCTCTCTGGGGGACTGTTCCCCCTTCCAGCGGGAGCATATGCCGTGCTCCACCTTTTTTACGGCCCCGATAAAAACGGGACTGGCCAGGATACGATACGCCATTTCCGCGTTTTCTCTGTCTTTCTGTGTGACCGTCATACGGACTGCTCCCTTATGTCAGTAAGACCTGGCCCTTTTTGGCCCTGCATAAGGCGTGCGTAATCGAGCTGTTTTTCCAGCTCCATTTCCTGCGCTTTAAGCGCGGCGTTCGCCTGCACTTTAGCTGCCTGCACGGTGGCGTCAGACTGCACTTTTGCGGCCTTGCCGGACACGTCATTCTGTGCCTGCGCCTGCTTAATCTGCATATCGAGCTGCGCTTTCTGGAGCGCGGTTTGCGCCTTGACCTTCTCCACCTGGACTTTTGCAGCCGTGAGCGGGTCCATGCCCTGCCCGGCCTGCTTCTGCTCAAGGATAAGCTGCTCAGCCTGCTTCGCGTCTTCTTCCGTGCCAAAGAAGCGTTCCGGCGCTTCCAGTCCGGCCGCCTCTACCATCTTATGGCACGTATAGATTGCGTTGCTCAGCCGCACGGGAGACGCCGTACTCAGCTGCGCGATGAAGGACTGCTGGATCTGGAGTATCTGCTGATAGGCGGCAAGCATCTTCTGCCTGCTGCCTGTGCCAAGCCCCACGGCTACGGATATATCCATATCAGGGTCCCATTTGCGCGGATCAAAATTCATAAACCGGCCCTTAAGGCGCACCTGCACGGCCTTGTCATGGTAGCGGTGCAGGAGGTTCAGCACGTACCGCCCCAAAGGCTTGAAAAACATCTCTGCGTAGACGCGCGCTATCATCTCCAGTCGCTGATTAATCGCCTCTTCCATGATAGATGCGCCCGTGGCCGTATTCTGGAGAGTATCAGCGTCGAGGCTTTGCGTGCGGGACGTGACGCCGGAGCGCCGCTCCACGAGCTGGTCTGTCAGCTGGAGGCCCTGCACGGCCTCACTCGCCGAGCTGTTCACCGGAAGCGGCGTAATAGAGGCACCTCCACGCACACGGTACAGAGAACCGGGGCCGCGGGACAGAAGCGAATCAATGTCCGCCCACCCCGTCTGATTAGGGCCGTAGTCGACTACGAGTTCACCGGAGTTAGCAAAGCTCAGGGCGTCCAGATACGAGCGCGTCAGGTCAGTACGCAGGTCCTGCACATCGGCTACGAGGTCAGCGAGGCTGAGCCCTACCACCTGATGCGGCATTGGGACAGAACAGGCCGCAAAAAGCGGCGCGCGGTACAGCGGCCACTCTTCCACAGAAAGGATCTTCGTGTCAGAGCCATCGCCCACATATACGACCTTAGCCTTTTCGGCCATGCCGTCGCCGTTCAGGTCTACGTCCAGCCATGCCTCATAGACCTTGAAGCACCGGTTTTCGAAACTTTCTGTTTCGTCTGTGCCGTCAGCGGCAGAGTTGACACGCTGGCCTATGCTCTTCTCTTCGGGGTCATCATCCGCCCCGTAGACGGGGAGATCCTCCAGCGTCTCACGCCTGTATCCTTCCTGCATGAGCTGCGTAGCCGTCCTCACTTCCCAGTGGGCGATAAAGCGTGCATGCTCCACATCCTCAGCCTCAGAGGATACTAAAACGTTTTCCGAAGGCACCGGGTCAAGGCGCACGTCATGCGTGACCGTCTTTGTGCGCACGGTCACGGCGCAGGCCATGCCGCCCGGCATGGACGGGTCGGGGTACTGTTCCACCTCAGCCATGCCGCCACGGGCTTCTGTGTCTGCTATCATCGCCTGCGCTTCCTGCGTGGTAAGGCCGGTGAAGTGCTCCATAGTCTGATGCTCTTCCCGTGGCGCGTGCGCGAGGCACCACCCTACGCGCTGGTACAGGCCGTCCTTGAGCGTGTCATGAATCAGGCGGAACATGCTACGACCGAAAACCACGTTGTTGACGTAGAGCGTGGCGTCAGCGGCGGCCTGCTCCTGAGCTGGCGTGCGAGGCTCAAAGCGGATGATCTCATCCCCGCCGGCAAAAACCCGCATAAGCCCGGGCATCGCCCACTCTACCGTCTCCATCACGGTACGGTCTACGTAGGTAGAGAGGCGGCGCTTCCCGCGGTCATCGTCCACGCCGTACCCGTAGCCGAGATAGCGCTTTTTGAGCTTTGCGCGGTCGCTGGAGAGCTGACCGCCCGGGGCACCGATAGCGGAAGCGCTTTCCCGGATTATGATCTTCCTGATTTTGTCCTGTATGTCTGTCAGCATATCGACAGCCTGCCTCCCTGTCTCAGGGGCTCCATAGCCCCCGTATCTGTACGGATGAAGCCCACGGCGGCATACCGCATGGCGTCCGCACCGTGAGAAGTCCAGTCATGGAGCGGCTGCGCGCGGAAGCACTGGTGCTCCTCGTCGTACTCTCTCTGATAGCCCCACAGGGCGGAAAGCCCCTGTGCGCACTTATCCCTATCGATGTAGGAGCAGGCCAGCACCTGCCGGACACTCTCTATGCCGTCCATGACGGGCAGCTGCGGCGCGGCCGTGAAGCCGATACCCAGCCGGCGGGCCGTCTCGAGGCGGGTAACGCCCGTGCCAAGCTCACGCACGGCTATGTCGTGCGGCGCTATGTGCTGGCCGTAGCGGTAGCCTTTTTTAGCCAGGACTTCCGCGTAGTGCATGAGCCCCTCACCGGAGGCCTCGTAATAGTCAACGAAGCGGTACTGCCCGCGAGAAGTCCCGTCGTTCACCCACTGGAAGAACCAAATCGCGGTACTGTCGGCCATACCGAGGTCCCACGCCGTATGCACGAGTAGTGTAGGGTCTACCGGCACCGAGCCGATACGGCCGGCGCTCTCCGCTTCCTGAAGGATCCGCCCATAGTAGGAGCCCTGCGCCACGAGAAGCGGGTTGCCTTCCCACACGCAGTCGTACTTGTCCGGGTCAGTCTCCCGGCAGTGTTCCATCTCCTGACGGAGCACGTCAGGGAACCACGGGTTGTCGCGCCAGGTTACTTTTTTTACGTAGCTGCCCGGAGGCGGCGTATGGACTATCCAGCGCTGCCAGACGGGAGCGTGCACTCTGTTTGGGTTGAAGGAAATCCATATCTCCGAGCCCGCCGTGCGCATGGTGGGGATTAGCAGGTCCAGCGACCGCTCAGATACCGTCTCCGCCTCCTCTATCCAGCAGTGGGTCAGCCCCTCGAAGGACTTAATCCGCTCAGGGCTTATCCTCAGCCCCGAAAAGATGAAGAGCGACCCATTGAGCCCGCGTATCTCGCTGTCCGTAGACCTATAGAAGTCACCCATCCCGAGGCGCTCTATCTCATCATCCAGGAGGCGCTTCACACTGTCGCGGATTGAGTTCTGCACTTCACGGGCGCAGAGGCACCGGATAGGCCGGCGGCGTCCCTCTATGAGCAGCGCGGACGCGAAGGCGCGGCTTTTGCCACCCCCACGGCCGCCGTAGAAGACCTTGTACCTATGCGGCTTGAAGAGCTCCTCGAACGCCTCAGGGAAGAAGGCGTCCACCCGCTGGATTACTCTGTCTCTGCGCACTTCTTAGGTCTCCCGGCCCGCTTGTGCGGGCGCACAAAAGTAACCCTGATGGCCTGTTCAGTCTGGATAGGCGCGCCGTCGGGGCCGGAGCACTCTATATGAGTAGTCTCCCTATACCCCAGCCGCGTCTTGAGCAAAAAGATCATCATCCGCACATCGCCATCCATGGCCATCTGGTAAGCAGTCTTTGCGAGGCCCTCTGCGGCCTCAGCCATGCCGGCATCCAGCTCAGCGCGGTAATATTTTGCCAGTGTGACCGTGTTGATCCCGATCTGCACGGCTATGTCGTGCTGCCTCACGCCATACTTTGCGAGAGCGCGGACAATCGCCCGCTTCTCATCAGTAGGTACATGCTCATCTCTCATCTGTCATACATCCTTTTTATGAGACGGAAGCGCAGGGCATCCAGCAGCATGCCGCCGCTGTTCCCGGCTACGCCGCACAGCCCGACAAGGGCTATATCTGGCACTTTGTCCGCGAGAAGCGAGAAGGCCAGCACACCGCAGAAGGCTGACACGACTATCTGCGTAAGCAGGTCGAGCCAGCCACGGACGCCTTTCCGCAGGACGCGGACGACGCCGCCTACGAGGCCAAAGGCGGCTCCCAAGGCGCACAGCTTGATCAGCTCCCACCATCCGCCGAGGTCATGCATCACCGGCCACCTCCCTGCACCTTTTTCAGGTAAGCGTCTTTCGACGCGCTGCCTAAGCTGGAGCCGAGGTAGTACTGCACCACGGCGCCGAAGGCGGAAGAGAGCGTGCCCAGGAGCATCAGCCCTGCGTCGCCGAGCTCAGCCTTTCCACCATGGAGGACGGCCCACAGCATGACAAAGAAGCCCACGGTGACTATGCACGCCACTATGGACGTAGCCCAGCTGGCGCCGTGGCCGGTCTTGGCCAGCTCGACCTCTCTGTCGCGTGCGCTCATCCTGTCGGTGAGCTCTGCCTGCACCTGGTCACGCTGCCACTGGAGAAGCTGCGCCTGCTGCTGGATCTCCAGATCCTTCAGCTTCAGCATCAGATCGGGGGACTGCGCTATGGTGCGCTGCACGGCCTCTGGGTCAGGCTCACACCCGAGCGCGGACGCTATGAGCGAGCCGGCCGCACCGGCGATAGCGCCCACGGGCCCGCCGAGGACACTGCCCAGCACGGGCGCCGCCTTAGCCACGGCGCGGCCTACGTCCGCCCACTCCATCAGCAGATCTCCCGCAGGAGGCGCCCTTCCGCGGCGCGCCGTCCCAGGTACTCACCACCCCACCCGTCACGGTCGAGGAGGGCGGCAGACGCCTTCGCCCAGTCGCCACGGCGCAGGGCCGCCAGCGTGACCGGCCCGCGCCGCTCAGCTCCCTTCATGCCGCACTGATACACGAGCGAGAAGACCACGGCCTGCGCCTGCCACGGCAGGGAGGCGTAGGGCATAGTATGCCGGCCGCGGTCCCACCACGGCACCACCACATCATCCATGTAGCCGCGGTGCTCAGCATCCGTGAGCTCACGCGCCTGCTCAGGGGGCAGGTCGAGCGGGCGGTTGCGCAGGGCGCGGAGTGCGGCCCCACGCTGGAGGCCTATATATAAGGATAGCATCTATCGTGCCATCGGACACGCCCCAGCGTCTCAGCTGACTGACAGTCTGCTGCCCGAGGTCCACACCCACGCCCACAGTGACGCCAGAGACACCCATAGCCTCATAGTCTGTCACGGGCGCGTGGCCCGTGTAGTTCTCCGTCCCGCCGGACAGGCGCCGGCACGGGATATAGCCGCGGCACGTCAGCGGACCCTCTACCGTCTCCAGCCACCGGAACACCTTTTCATACTGAATCGACATTTTTGTAACTTCCTTAAATCGACTTTCTACATTTTAGTAACTTTTTATAGAGAATATGTCAAAAAACTGACACTTGCGCAAGAAAAAAGTTTTTTGAAAAAGTGTTGACATTTTTTACATGTAAGCGTACCTTGATTTTTAAGGGAAGCGAGGGAAAACCCCGCTACCGCGTAAAAAAAAGAAAAAAGTTTTGAAAAGTTGTTGACAAAAAGATTGAAAAGAGTAAAGTACTTTTCAACGGAGAGAGGGAAAAAAGAAAAAAGCCTCTCTCAAAAAGGAGAAAAAAGCTATGTCCACCACTACTACTATCGAGACCCGCACCGCCGAAATCACCGCCGCCCTCAAGGCCCTCACCAGCAAGTCCACCATCACGACACATGACCTTCCCGAGGTCATCCAGCGCTCCGCTATCGCTGGGGCCGAGGCCATCCAGAACGCCATCCACGCCATCGGCTACCATCTCACCCTCGATCAGGTGGCCCGCTTCTTCGCCATCATCTATACCGAGGAAGATCGGGACGCCTTCCTTGCCGCTTATGAGGCCGCCGCACCGGCATGCTATGACCAGGAAGCCGACCTCGAGACCAGCGCGCCCTGGTGCTGCCCCTGGCTTACCGGAGCCATGGGCGCAGAAAATGGCGACACTCCCGAGGCACTGGGGCGCAAAGCCGCCTGCATAGACTACAGAGACCTCGAGCTCTGCTTCAGGGCCGGGGAGGACAGCCTTTCGGCAAGGACTGAAAGCGCCATCCGTGACTTCCTGCTCTACGCGGCCAGCATCCCGGCCTTCCTCGAGCCTGATGCGGATCGCCTCATCAAGGCGAAAACCGAAATCTCCGAAGCCGCTTCCCTCGATGACGAGGAGCGCGAGCGCCTGACCAGCGAGATCGTCAGGGACTGCATCGACACCATCACCCCCCGCGTGGCCATGCGCGAGGGCCGTTAAGGGGACAAAAAAACCCCGGAGAGTAACCAAGCTCTCCGGGGGAAATGCCCTGTTTTTTACGGGCATTAATTGATCTACTGTAGTAGAAATTAACCCCCTTTTACACCACGAAAAGAAAAGAACGCAAGGAGAAAAAACCATGATCTACATCAGCGATATCGATCCCCGCCACTACATCACCGGCAGCACCCTGCGCAGTCTGTCCCGCGAAGAAAGGGATAGCTACCACGCCCCGGACGCGAAGGAGCTCTACGCGCTCATCGACAGCGCGGAGACCTGGGACTCCGTAGGCCCGGAAGCCTATGAAGCCCTTGCGTGTCTTCTGGATCTGGATATAGACGACTATGAAGACTGTGAAGCCTTCATGCAGGCCGCAGCCAAGGCCATGGAGGCAGCCCATGAGTAAAGGCGGAGCCCGTGAGGGGGCCGGACGCAAGTCATCCCCGAGGGCGGCCGTCCAGATACGACTACACCCTGAGGACTACGAAGTACTGAAGAAGGCCGCAGAAGCGGCAGGGCTCAAGCCCTCCACGATGGCGAGGAAGATCATCCTCGCCCACCTGTACGCCACAAGATAAGGGAAGGCCCCGCGTGTGCGGGGCCATTTTTTTTACATATGCTTCACGCGATCCTTCTCTTCCGCGCGCTTTGCGTCGTTGAAACGGTCCAGCGTGCCGACAAGATAGCCCGTGATACGGCGGATGCGCTCAAACTTCACGCCCTTGCCGATAAAACGCATTCTATTCGGTATGCAGATACTTTTCATTTTTTAACTCCCTTACGATTTGCAAAAGTTGGCGGTTGCAGTGCCGGCACATCCGGCCGCAGAGGATGCTCCACCCGCGAGCGGCTTCCGCGTCGTCACCGTCTACACTCTCAGGGCCCGACATCCCACATGAGGGGCAGGCGACAGTGCGCCCGCCTCCGTCCGTATCAGCAAGGTAGACGTCGGGGCACCCGCAGTAGGGGCATGAGTGAAGCGTCACGGCGCGTACTAGTTGTCGGCGATATAATTACTAACAATCCAGTTCGGGATCACGATAAAGGCAAGACCCAGTATTGACGTAAGAAATCCAGTGTTGGCAAAAGCAAGGATCCCGAGCCCGATCAGGAAAGAGGCAGCATACAGTATTATCTGAAGGAATCCACACGCAGCCAGCGCAAAAAAACACCAAACAACCAAACAAAAAAACACAAAACCAAGAATAATGCTAAGCATATTAACACCTCCAATGCCAAGAGTTATACAACAGCTCAAAAAATAACGTAAGAAAAAAAACACAGGAATCCTTGACGAGACAAAGGTTCATGACACTTCCTCCAGTCTCAGCATCCCGGGCTCACGCTCACGCTGAAACGCCTCCCATGTACGCGGAGACAGCCAGATACACTCTTTTGTCTTTTTATTTCTGAAATTGTGGTTCTGGCGCATCTCCATATGCCAGCCGGCCAGCTCATCAGCGTACAGCCCGTTCTCGTAGCCGGACAGCACTACATACCCGCTGACATTTTGGAAGGCGTCAAGCATGGCCTTCTGATCAATCTCAGCTTTATATCTGAACGAATATCTGCAGTTATAGGGCGGGTCCAGATACCACAGCGTATCGGGAGAGTCATAGCGCGGGATTAGCTCCAGCGCGTCTTTGTGCTCGATGACTACAGAACGGAAGCGTTCCGCAATCTCGTCCATTTTTTCAACATGATTTGCGAAAACTTTCGCGTTTCTTTTTATTTTATCAGGTCTGTCGGCGGCAAAGCCCGGTTTGCTATCTGATACAGCCATCCTTATCCCAATCCCCATTCTCGTCCGGCACACCAGGGCGCGCGCCCTCTCTATGTCATCGCCTTCCGGCATCGGATAGAAGCTATCGCACTCTTCCCGGGCGTACGGCGTCAGCCTCAGCCTTCGGATAAGCTCCGCGGCTTTCTCTTTATCGCGTAACACCCTGAAAAAGTTGACTAAATCGCTATTCAAATCGTTATACACCTCCAGCGGCGAGGGCGCCTTGTTCAGAAGAACGCCCGCCGCACCGCCGAAAGGCTCAACATATATTTTATGCCGGGGGAAATGAGAAATCACCCATGATGAAATCTTCGCTTTTCCTCCGGGATATATGAGAGCGGTTAACACTTCTCACTACCTCCAGTCCCCCCGGCAGAAGCGCCAGACGACGCAGAGCAGGTCCAGTGCCTCATCCATGACGCGTTCTTCCCCCTGATTCTTATTGAGCGCCTGGCACATCTCCCCATACTCCTCGCCGATGACACCCACGCCCTGATAGATGCCATCAGCGAAGTCGGGATGCTTCTTTTCCGCCTCAGCGACACGATCTATGAGAGCAAAAAGGAGCCTCCCGTCTCTCGACGCCAGCCGCTCTTCTGGCGGCACCATAAACACAACGCCATCATCGCTCATACGCACCTCCTTACATTGTCTTCTGCGGAAGATCGCCGTGCCCAAAAGCCCCACCAGTAGAAGGAATATCTTCCACCTTCAGGGACGGGGCCATCCCGTAGTAGTCCACACCGCCGACACGCTCACAGCCGGACATGCCAGACGCGCACTCCGCCCCGCATGCTGCGTAGCCGGCTATATCGACCCAGCTGTCCATATGCCTGGGGTTCCCCTCCACGCGGGCGAGCTTCAGGAGGATCATCATGGCCGCCACATCGGCGGTAGATATGTCGCACCCGGTATAGCGGCTCCAGAGAGCGGCGATAAGGGCGAAACTGTCTTCAGGCCCGCCGTACTCACGGGCTCTGTCTGTCAGTACGGCTTTGCCGGCCGTGTCGAGGCACTCTTTCCTTGTCATCTTTTCTTCTTCTTTTGTTCAATTTTTTGCCCGCGGCTCCATGCCGCGGATGTACTGACACCGAGACGGACGGCTATCTCCGCCCATGGGGCGCCCCCTGCCTCAGAGAGACAAGCAGGGCATCCATCTTCTGCGTCCATCGTATCCTGGCTTTTCTCCGCTTCTTCAAAGCAGGCACGGCGCCTTCCCTCTGGAGGACTTTCCAGCGGGCTTGAGCCGCTTTTTTTGTCCGGCCGCACAGGCGGCCTATAGTGGCCCACGAGTGGCCTGCACCCACGAGACGGGCAAGCATGGCATCTCTGTGGGGCGTCCATCCGTATGTACGGCTATCTGTCATGCCGCCTCCGCAGCCTGCCACTCAGGACATCCAGACCTGCCCCGAGCAGTACGCCCAGTGCGAGCGAGACCAGGCACGCGGATAAAGACATCCCCACGCGAGCGGCGCAGAAGACCGCTACGACCACAACCGCAAGCACGATCGCCAGCTCAGCGGCCATCAGACGGAATGCTTTTTTACTCTCTGCGTTATTCATATGCCCTCCAAACGCTCAAATTTGCCCCATGCGGGCTTTTCTTCCGTTTTCCGACTAAAACGGGGCAAGCAGCCCTGATAAAATCTCACTGTGCGGGCCCATACGCCACCGTATCCATATCAGAGGCATTACCCATGGGGGCGTATCCGCCCCTGCTTCTCAGCCGGGCCCAGCACGCAGGGCATCTGTAGTCTGTCGTAGGCCGTCCGCAATCGTGGCAGCGGCGTGTATACCTGGGTATATACAGGGCGGCCCCCTTACCCTGTAGAACACCCCTTCTCTCGGCATCAGATATAAACCGCTCCGGATGCGCGCGTACAAAGTGGTTCACGGTATTCGCTGTTTTATGAATGGCCTCGCCTATGCTTTTGAGCAGCTCGCCGTTTGCATACATCCGTGCAGCGGTCTCTATCTCGTCATCACTCCAACCCTTCGGCATATCGTCCCTCCATGTATCGCATGACTGTATCTCTGGCATCCTGCCATCCGTGGCACACGGCCACGCCGTAGCCGGCGTGAGACAGAAGCGTCCCGACTATCTTTTGTGCGGCGCTGGTGCGGCCGCCCCCGGCCCGCTTCATCTCGATGAAAAGCCCGTGCAGGCCGCCGGCAGGGTAAGCCAGGAAGACGTCCGGCACGCCGGGCAGTACGCCTTCCGCCTTGAGCCTTGCGCCGGTTATGGCCGAGCGGGCGCCCCCATTGGGAACGGCGAAGAGCAGCGCCGCCGGATACCTGGATCTGTATACGTACCACCAGCGGAAGAGCGCCTGCTGCTCACGACTTTCAGATGCTTGCCCGGCTGTATTTATACGATTAACAGCTCTCATAATAATACCAAAATATATAATATATATATTTTTTAATATATATAAGTATTTGATTTTATTGAATAGTATAAATAGTACATGATGGTACAGTTAATAGTACCCGTGTAAGTATCTGATTTTATTAGATAGTACAAATAGTACAGATTTTTCGGGTCCCCCTTTTTGGGGTCTTTATCTAAAATAAAGGTAGGGGTGGTCTTTTTTCCTGTACTATTTGTACTATCCTGTAAATTCAATGGGTTACGCTTGTACTATTAAAGTACTATTGGTGTACTATTTGTGTACTATTTAACGCGCTGGTTTTGTCGAACATATTGATTTTGTTAATCATTTTGCTGTTCTCCTTCCTTTTCCGCCACAAGGCAGAAAAGGTCAAGCGTTTTTTTGGATTTTGGGGAACTCCGCCACGCGGGAATCACCCGCAGGCGGTTCATCTGGATGAGTTTGTCACGGACGTCCTTAGCCTGCTTGGGCGTGGCGCCTTTCAGCGCCTTCTCTATGACATACCAGGGGGCCCCCGGCTTATCTCTGCGCATAAGCGCTTCATGCTTCCGGTAGCGGATGATGGCGTTCTGTGCGTCGAGACACCATTTTTCAAAATCGGAAGCATGCACGTTCTGCTCTATCTGCTTCACGAGCCGGGCGGAGAGCGTCCGCACGAGAAGCCACGCCCAGGACACATCAGGCAGTGTCACCTTATCCGAGAGGACATCAGCGCCGCAGCGGGAAAGCGCGTGAATGAGCGCGATTTTGATTGTGTGCTCAGCGGCGCGCCCCCAGATGGTAGCGGCGGCAGCCTCTTCCCCGCCGTCATCGCCATCAAAAGCCAGCCTATCGCACTCATCCATGACAGAATGAATGAGATTTTTTGCGTCATCAGCGAAAGGGATGACGTGGGGGCGGGCCATGGATTCGAGGCTCACCCCGCCGCCCGGCGTTTTTTCTGGCGTCTGCTCGCCGCCTGGTATCGCCCATATAGCAGAGAGCGCGGCGTGCAGTTCCGGCGGGATAGTCATATCAGGCGTGTAGTTGCGCGGCGCGAGGGCGTCCGCCGTCCGCTCAAAAACGAGAAGACGGGCCAAGAAGCCGTTCGTGGTTTCGCCCTCCTGAATAGAGCCCCAGAATTCCTGCGGGACAGACAGCCCCAGCAGGCTGAGCGCCTGCCACGCAATAATCTTGTTTCTGTCAGTGTCAGCATACGTCTTCACGTACGGAGAAGCGTAGCAGCTGAATAGCTCAGTCAGGAGCTTCGCGATGCCGGCGCGTGGGGACGTCGGGTTTTTGCAAGCCTTCAGGAAAAGGCCGAGCTCGTCAAAGACGAGACACAGGCGGTGGCGGCCGGTCTGTGCTATCGCGTTGATGATAGCGGCGTCAGAAGCCACGTCCATGCCGCCTAAGGCGTCGCCGCCGGTCACGGCCTTCAGCAGGCGGGTGACGGCCTGTTTGGGGGCGTCCTTGCCGGAAGCGGAACGGCCGAGGACGGCGCAGTAGACGTTCGTAGTCAGGCCCGTTTCGGCCTTAATCCGCTGTCCGGCGAGCGTGCCGAGCACAGCGATTGCGCCCGGCAGAGAGTACTCCGGAGCGGTACGGACGGATGCGCGTGCCGTGTAGTCCATGATGGCCTCCAGAAGTCCTCCGGGGTGCAGAAGCTCATCAGGAAAAGCGGCGTCAGTCTCATCATCTACCGGCTGGAGCTCGAGGCCTGACATGTCAGTAGCCATAGCGTCAGGGCTATCTGTCTTCCCCCGCGGGTGATTGCGCTGATGGGTCTTGTAGATACCGCCCACGATACCGACAACTTCACGCGCCTTCAGGGGCGGCGTGCAGATGTCGGCGTTCTTCTCCAGCGTGAGTTTCAGTGCCCGGTCAGGCGGGCACCCGCTCCCGATAAGCGCCGCGGCGTAAGACAGAAGCGTGTTGTGCCGGTTGCCCTCCAGCACCTCACTATACTTTGCCCTGATGTCGGCTATCCGCTCATCCAGACCGGACAGATCTATGGAGCTGGCAGGCTTCAGGATGGCGAATTCAGGGGCGTACTCCCACACGCCGGGAAACTCGACGTCGGCGGTGTAGATAACGCCGCTTTCATGCAGGGAACCGGGCGCGACGGCGTACTGTCCGTCACGGCGCAGCTCTGCCTTTATTCCGTCTTTGCGCGGGTCGATGGCGCGCAGGTCATCGACGTACTCAGGGCCGGGATGATGATAGTAGAGATGCCACCCGCGGGACGTCTTCACCTTTACCGGCGTAGTCGGAAGGTGGAGCTGCGCCCAGCGGTAGGCAGCCTCATCGTCGCAGTCGAACACCACCAGATCCGAGACCACCCCGGCAACGCACCCCCAGTTGCAGCCGGGAAATTTTTGGCTCCACTTCAGGATCTGATCAGTGTCAGCGGCCTGCGTCTGATACGGCGCCCACTCAGAGAGCTGCGATACTTTAGTTCCCCTGTGCAGGGGCACCATTGAGAAGCCGCACTTCTCCGCCAGATAGACGGCGATTTCCGCCGCGGTTTTCCCGCTAAAAGGGTTCATGACTTGTCCCCCTTCCCGAAGAGTTGCGGAGGCCACAGGTCAGGCCGCAGTTCGTAGAGGGGGATGCCAAGTATCTCGTGGTAGCGCATTGCGGTTTTAGCCCCTACGGATCTTAGGCCTCTAAGTTGCTTGTAGAGGGTTTGGTAATTGACTCCGCACTTGCTGGCCTCATTGCAAGTCAGGCCGTACTCGTTGAATATTTGCCGTATGGTTTTTCCCATGGCTCTTTTTTATCCAAAAGACCAAATTTTTTCAAGAGCGGAGCTTAGCTTTTTTTTGACATTTGACGAAAAAACAAGAAACAAAAGCTTAAAAAGGAGCAGCTATGAAAGAAAATTTCGCAGAGAAGGCAATGGCTCTCATCCGCCATGCCGTCAACTCTCAGTACGCGGGGAACGTCCTCGAAGCGTCCCGTGCCTGGGGCATCAACAACAACAATCTATATAGATGGCTCAAAGGAGAGCGCTCTCCGCAGCTGGAGATGATAGGGCCGGTATTGGATAAGCTGAACGCGACGATTGCGAAGCCGAAAGATGAGTTGATGGACTACGCCCTTGTGCCGCGCGTTACGGCTGTCGCGGGCGCTGGTGAGAGTTTCGAGGTAAGCAGCATGATTGCGGGCTACTACGCTTTCCGCCTGGATTTCCTGCGGGCGTCCGGCATCCCGCAGGATAAAGCAGTCACTATGTTTGTCCGCGGCGACAGCATGGATCCGGTGATCAAAGATGGGGACATGATACTGATAGATCAAAGTGATTTTGAACCGCGTGATGGTTTTATCTATCTTGTTAATCTTGCGGGGGCGCTGATGGTGAAGCGGCTATTCAGGCTGCCTAACGGATGGAGGATATACAGCGAAAACGCAAAGTATCTTCCTACTGATGTTATTGGAGACGAGCTTGAAAGCATGAAAGTTTTTGGGCGGGTTCGGTGGTTCGGCAGAATTTTAGCTTAAGGAGAAAAAAAATGAAGAAGTTTTTAACTCTTTTATTGTTTATTGTTGTTTTTTTATCAGGAAAGAGTGTATTTTCAGCAGAAATATTTTTCAATTGTGAATACGTTGCTGAAATAGACCTATCTTTAGACAGAAATTTTAAAATGGGTTCAAGCCACAACGAAGATAGATCACATATTATGTTTTCCCTTGATACTAATACGATGACGGCAAGCTTTGGTGGTAATTTGGGGAAAGAAGGAATTCAAATGAAAGCTGTTGTGAGTAAGACAGGAACAGTTGCTATGTCTTTGCCTCCAGGCGTACTAAATGATTATGATGTCATATGAATAAGTTACGTTATGATTCCAATATCAGGATATAAAGATAAATTTATTGGAGAACAACTTGCGTACAAAACAGAGGATGGGGGCATTAAAAACAGTATAATTAGAGGCATATGTACATCTCAATTAATGAAATAGATTTTTCAAAAGTTAATTAAAGAATAACAGCCGGCTTTTTTGCCGGCTTTTTTTGCTCAAAAATTTTGGACAAATGGCAAAAAGCTTCTTGCATATTTTAACCGTTTGGATATTCTGTCTTTGCCGGCGGGGAGAAAGAGCCGCAGAAAGGAACCTTCCGAGGCGCCGAGTAAGCAGAGGCTCTACCCACCCAAGGCCCCGTCTGTCCGGCAGGGACGGCCTGAACACTAAGGTAAGTCGGCATAGCCGCACACTGCTCTGTCAGTAAGGTTCGAAGAACGAGGGACACGAAGACGGGAAGTAAGGAGACATCAAATGTACACCGCAACAGAACGTTTTTCTGACGCCTCAGCCCTTCTATCTTACATCGAGAGCCGGACGGTCCGCGAAGGCCGCAGGGCCTTTGCCTGGCAGCTGGCCATGCAGGCACGCCGTACGCGCCGCGAGCGGATCATCGAGTACATCACCACCACCTTTGCGGCCGTGGCGTGGGTGGCGTGCGTAATGGTCACTAGCGGTATGCTGTTTATCGTGGGAACAGAATAGGGGGAAAAAATGAAATATCTTTTTTCAAAAAAAATTCGCATCGAAGACTTTACCCGTTTTATCGAAAGGCACAACGGAGAGTTCGTTAGTGAGCAATCGCTTGAAAGCATTGTCAGTGCCGCAGAAGAAGAAGTGTGGAGATTGGTAGACGGTTATGGATTTATCCCAGTCTCAAGCGTCCTTTCAGACGGCATCACGCAAAGTCTAATCGCCGACATAGACGCTATCGTGTGCTATCCGGACGATGCCGAAGAATACGGCAAATTTGGCAAAAAAATCATCAGGGTAAAAGCATTGAAATAGTTAAATTTCCCGCCCCGGAGTGGCCGGAGCGGGGCGCGGTTGGGAGAAAGCCGCGTAAGGGAACGCGGGGGCCGGAGCCGTCACGAGAGAAGAGATAGCCCGGTTCCCCGCAAGGAGAAAAAAATGAAAGATATAGAAAATCTTCTCAGAAAAGGCATTACGCTGAAGTGGGAGATCGAGGCCCGCCAGAAGAAACTCCGCGAAATCAACAAAAAAATTGCGGAACAGGCCGAGTTCAAGCCCGGCTCGTCCACCGGCCATGTCGCGGCCGGCGGTATCATGGCGAAGGTCACGAAGCGCCAGAATGTGAAGTGGGACCAGGACGCGTTAGCCGTGGCGCATAAAAATATGGGAACAGAGCTGTTCGCAAAAGCCTTCACCTACAAGTTTGAACCTATCAACGCCCGCCAGCTCAAGAACTGGCTCGCTTCCGGGGACGTCCCCGACGAGGCGAAGCACCTTGTTCTGGAGGCAAGAACCGTGACGGAAGGCGCCCCGTCCGTGGTGTACGAGGAGGCAGGCGATGCTGACTAGGATTACTCCGCAGTCCGCGGATCGGATTTGTGCCCTTATCCTTGGGGCGTCCGGAATTGGCAAGACGTCCCAGCTCAGGTGCCTGCTTGGGCAGCGTTTCAACCCCGCTTCCGGGAAGTGGGAGAAAGACGCAGCAGCCGTTCCTGAAAAGGTTCTCGTCCTTTCTGCTGAAAGCGGCCTTCTCTGCGTGCGTGACTTTGTAGCGTCCGGCGCCGTTGAAGGCTTCGAGATTCGCAGCCTGGAAGAGTTCAAGGAGGCGCTGCTGTACTGCCGCTCACCAGAGTTCGCAGAGGGGAAATACAAGTGGGTGTTTATTGACAGTCTCACCGAGATTGCCGCCCGCTGCGTGGAGAGCCTCCAGAGGAAATACCCTAAGAGAGACGACACTTTTAAGTTGTGGATGGAGTACTCACAGACCATGACAGACCTTGTCAAGGCGTTCCGCGATATGCCCATGTGCTCAGTCGTTTTTACCTGCCTGACTACGCAGGAGCAGGACGAATTTAAACGGCGGTACTACGCGCCAGACATTGACGGAAAGGCCGTAAAGTCGCGCCTCCCCTCTTTCTTTGATGAAGTCCTCTACATGGACAGAACCACGGGAGAGAACGGGGCATCTTACGTCGTCTTCCAGACGACCGAGCCCGCCGGCCTTGCAAAAGACCGGTCCGGCAAGCTGGCACCCATCGAAGAACCTAACATTCTGAAAATCAAGAACAAAATCATCAGCAAGTAAGGAGATACATCATGGAAATGGGATTTGATCTGTCTAATGTCCGCACCGTTGGCGCTGGAACCATTCTTCCTCCCGGAGATTACGAAATCGTCATCAAGAACGCCGAGCCCAAGCAGACTAAGGACGGCGAAACGTACATCAACCTGTGGTATTCCGTCGTTGGACCCACGCACACGGGCGCAATCATTTTTGAAGCGCTCCACCTCTGGAGCGGCAACACCGCCCGCACGGAGATCTCCCTGTCACATCTGAAGAGTATCCGCGAGGCGTGCGGACTTAATCCTAATGTTGGCGGCACCACAGACGAGCTGATTAGCAAGCGTCTCCGTATCAGGGTTGGCGTCCGCGAGTACAACGGCGACCAGTACCAGAGCTTCAAGCGTTATTCACCGTGCGTTGCCGCAGCCGCTGCGGCCGCGGCAGCCGCCAGTGTTCCCCCGCAGGGCGGCGCCGCGCCGGCCGGGATGCCGTGGTAACGCTCAGGCCATACCAGGAAGCGGCCCTGCAGGCAGTGTTGCGCGATATGCGAACGCATAAAAACGTCCTCCTGCAGGCCGCCACGGGCGCGGGGAAAACGATCATGTTCTCAGCCATTACCAGACTTTTCGTTGAAAAATGGGGGCTGCATGTCGCTATCCTCGCGCACCGTGAACAGCTCGTCCGTCAGGCAGCGGACAAACTCCTTAAGGTATGGCCGGAAGGCGCGGATAAGGTAGGCATCGCGTGCCACTCCGTGACGTCACAGGTCGACGTCAACCGGCAGGTGGTGATCGGCTCTCCGCAGACGCTGGCGCGCCGCCTGGGGGAACTCCCTGAACAGCAGCTCCTTATCGTCGACGAGTGCCACCGCCTGCCGCCGGCGGGCAAAAAGAGCCAGTACGCCACACTCATTAACCGCCTGCGTGAGTACTACCCTGATATGCGTATGCTGGGGGTGACGGCCACGCCCTACCGCCTGGGGCACGGGTATATTTACGGCGAGGACTGCCGCGAGCCGAAAGAAAATTGGTTCGACACACTCTCTTACTCAATCGGTATTGACGACCTGCAGGACGAGGGCTTTTTGGCCCCGCTCAAGGGCTACGGGTGCACGGAGCCCGACCTTTCGGGCGTAAAAACGTCCAAGGGTGAGTATGATTTAGGGGAACTGTCTGACGCTATGTCTCAGGCTGTCCATATTGGCAGCGCCGTCGAAGCGCTGAAGAAGTACGGGAAGGGGCGCCGTCATGTGGTGGTGTTCGCCGTATCCATCCAGCATGCCGAGATACTCAGGGATGCTTTCCTGGATGCCGGGTATCGCGCCGGGGCAGTGCATTCTCAGATGCCGCACGACGAGCGGCAGAAAACTTTGGCGGCGTTCGACAGCGGAGAGCTCGACGTTATCTGCAACGTAGGCGTGCTCACCGAAGGCTGGGATTGTGTCTGTGTCGATTGCATGGTCATGTGCCGCCCAACAAAGAGCACGGCCCTGTACGTCCAGATGATAGGACGGGGGCTCAGGACGGCGCCCGGTAAGACTGACTGCCTCCTGCTGGACCTTTCCGGAAACTGGAGGGAACACGGCAACCCTGCTCATCCGCGCGTCCGCTGGACGAAGCCGGGGAGCCGCATACAGCAGGAGAAGAAGGGACCGGCGGAACCGGAGCTCATTCAGTGCCTGGAATGTGAGGCGTTAATCCCGCAGTCGGCTATAACATGCCCGTTTTGCGGAGCGCCGCAGAAGCGTATCTGTGACCGCGTTCCGGTCATGGAAGAACTGAAAGACGCAGAGAACAGCGTTCAGAAAGTCAGGCTGATAACCACGCCGGCTTTCAACCCGTCCTTCACATCAAGAAGCGGGAACCACATGCTCAGGGTGGATATGTGCGGCCAGCTGGAGGACGGGAAGCCCGTTTCTTTTTCCGAGTTCCTCGACTTCGAAGGCGAGGCGTCCGCTTACGGACAGAGCAAAGCCCGCCAGATATGGAACGGCATCACGCAGACCGTCCCGCCCGCCACGCTGGATGAAGCGGCTTCGCGGCTTGACGAGCTGAAGGACCGTTTCCCCGCTGAACTGTGGGTAAGGAAGCGGGACAAATACTACCACGTAGTGAGGTGGTCATGATGGAAATTGAAAACCCCATGGCAACGGCCATGTACGAGGCCGCTTCCAGGTACAGAAAGGAACAGCCGGATCGCTCATATCTGGGTATGAGCATTGCCGGCGACCCGTGCCGGCGCAAGATATGGTATCAGTTCCGAGGCTTCACGCCTAAGGCCATAGACGGCCGCGCGCAGATGATTTTCAGCCTTGGCAGCGCCGTTGAGCAGGAGGTTTTGCGATGGCTTAAGGCGGCGGGCTATCACCTCCGGGACGAGCAGGAAGAGTTTACCTTACTCAAAGGCTTCGTCCGTGGGCACTGTGACGGCGTGATTGATGACGTGAAGGGAACGCGTCCCCACATTCTGGAGATAAAGAGCGCGTCCGCCACACGGTTCAAGATGTTCAAGACTTCCGGCATTGCCGCCGTGTCGCCGGTGTACGCAGCTCAGCTCCAGCTCTACATGGGGTGCTCAGGTTATGAACGCGGCGTGTGGGTAGTCATGAACAAGGATAACTGCGAGCTCTACATTGAGCGCGCCCATTTCGACAAAAAAACGTACCTGGACCTTCAGGAGCGTTGCGCGGCGATTATCAGCAGTGACGACCCACCGGAGAAGGCATACCAGGAAGGCGCCCGCGAGTGCTCCATGTGCCCCTACGAGGGGCATTGCTGGCATTCCCCCTACGTGCAGGAGACGCCTACGTGCGGGACGTGCGCGTTCTGCCGATTCAACGAGCTCACGTCCCACTGCGACCAGTACGACCACGATATAACGAAGTGGGGCATGTCATGCCCGAAATGGGTATTCCGTGACGGCGTGGACCGGGTGCCATTCTGAAGGAAGATTGATTTGTTGAAAAAGACGCTGGGAGCCAGTGTCATAAGCATACAACGCGATTGGCGGCTTACGCCGCTGAAAAGGAGAAGAAAATGATAGTAGACGTTCTGAAAGTTGACGGCATCGAAGAAGCGCTTCTGGGAATGGGGTTATCCTACGGGCTGACGTCTGATAAAAACATAATCTGTATGGAAGACGCAAAGCTGGCTGGCCGTCTAACAAAAATCTGCGCAAAATGTGCCAGCCGCGGGAACGGAGAAGATAAATTTCTGCGCATGATCCAGATTTGGGCGGACGTTACCGCCCCGCGGTTCTGGTGGGCAGAGTTTGATACGTACAAGGTGGGGACTGTCGCCCTCTCGGAGAGCACGATGCACACGTTGGGGAAGCGGCCCCTTGCGCAGGAAGATTTTGAGCAGGAGATGATTCCGGTAGAGCTTCTGGAATGGCTCAACACTTATATATGTGCCGATTGTGCAATCGATATTAAAAAAAGATTCCTCCCGGAAGGATTCCTTCAGCGCCGGATTGTGAATTTCAGCTATGCCGTATTCGCGAACATGATCAGACAGCGTCGCAATCACAGGCTCCCGCAGTGGCATTACTTCCTGGATACCATCTATTTCGCCCTGCCTATGCAGGAGTTTCTGCCGCCGCTCACTGCAGAGAAGGGGAAGGAGTAAGCTATGACTTTTGATGAATGCCTTAATTTCTTGAGCAACAATCAGGAAGAACTGTCTACAGAAATGCCTTACCTGGGCATAATCGAGATCATGATAGGTACGACATACCGCCAGTTGCGCATGAAAGGAATGACACGCAAGAGGATTCTGCAGCTGATGCTTTGGGGGCTGTTCTATTTTGTTCAGAAAGAAAACATTCTCACGGATAAAGACGAACAGGTAGTTATCGAAGCCATGCAGGCCGCGAAAGCCAACGCGTATTTCGTTTCAGGGCATCGCGAAGAGGAAGAAGAATGAGGACAAGAGAACAAATTAAGGCGTCGCGTATCCGATATAACGTCAAGAACAAGGAGGCTCTGAAGTATGCCCGTATATATCAGATCAGCGTCTCCGATGCGCGCAAAAAATTAGCGGAGGAACAGAATGCAGTATCCGGAAAAACCTTTTGAGCATAGAGACGCCGTGCTTGGCATATCCTTCCCGCTTGCGGCGATTGACTGCTATCCCACCGCCTGCGGCCAGCCCTCTCTTGCCCTGCAAAAGTTACGTCCAATACTGAAACGGCTGCACGACAGCCTTAAGGTTGACCGCCTCAGCGCAGGAGAAGACCGCGCGATTGAGGCCGCCTGCCACGGCGCGGCCGATAACGGCGCGATCTACGACAACACCGCGTCGAAAAACGAGCAGCTACATGGCTGGCGCATTATGTGGTTCACGTCCGAGTATGCCTTTGGTGACGCGTGGGTCATGGCCCCCAGCTGGAGGGATAAGAACATGCCTATCTGGAGAGAGGCAAAAACCATTATAGACCGCGTGACACGCACCATGTATCAGCACCACCCCGCGGACGAGGAAGAAGCGTGCCGGATATGGTGCTGCCACGCCAGCCCGTACAAAAATCCCAGGCTGGAGGCGGCCATATGGCGGAGCTAAGCGAGATTACGGCCCTGCGTCAGATACGGCTTGACATCCTGCGTCACCGGAAGGCGATTGCCGAGCTGGAAAAAAAGATGGATGACCTGCTGGAAGTGAGCGGCGCCGCTAGACCACTTCGCAGAAAAACGATAAGTGCGTCTGATGCGGCGGCCCTCATCCGGGAAGGAAAACTCCGTGAGCGTTTATCAACGTAG